AACCTGTGATTAGGTTTCCTGCTTGGTCTACTCCGCGGATAATGACGCCGTCATATCCGGCTTTGCTGCGGTCTATGTCTACTTCGCTTTCCGTGTCAATGGTTATGGCTGTAGGTGTCTGATTGCCTTTGACAGCGATATTTACGGTGTTTCCTGAATTAAATAAATTGAGGCCTAAAATGTTTGCAAGGTTTAGAGCTGCTGTGTAGCAGTCTGTTGCGTTAAATTGTGTGCTAATCGCTGTTGTCGGGCAGGATCCAGCGGTCATGCCGCAAGCCGCGCAAATTGCCGCCAAAATTGTTGATGCGGCTACGTTACTGTATTTTCCAGTGATGGTCTGCTTTTTCATTAATTCAAAAACGCTATTGTAAACTGTAGCCGTGATCGTGATAAATTTGGCTTTGTATGCCCGCAGTAATCCAGCAAAGACAACGGTGCTTCCCCAGAGAATTTGAACTTGCTGATCAGCCTGCACAAACGCGAGATTCGCGGGTGTATTAGGAAGAAAAAAGTCAAGTTCCTGCTCTCCGGATGCGCCTAACTGACCATTAATCTCATCAACTATCTGATCTATGACTGCGTCAGTCTTAGTTACCCAAGAACTGCCAGATAAATATTGAATGGTCCACGACAAGTCTAAAGCACCACGTAGTTTGCTGCAAACTTGAAGACAAGAGTGAATTTGATTGCGGGTTGGTTTGAGTAATCTTTTGTTTCGATGAAGGTTGCTTTGTCAAATTTCCATGTAGCGTTAAGGCTTGGTCTGGGAGTCGTTAACGTAACTAATAGGTGAAGCATTCCTAGCAAGGGAACTATGTATGTTGAGTCGATGGCACTTTTGCTGGAGCCTGCTATAAAGAAAAAGCCCTCCATTGTTAAAGTGCGCACATCATTGCATACCGAAACAAGAGTGGTTCCTTGCTCCGGAATGTTAATTGAAGAATCATCAATGGTTGGTGATTCATCAGTGTTGGTCTGAGGTGCGTATGGAAGAGTAATTGTCGTGGATCCCTGCGTTATTTGCCAGCTCATCTTTCTATGTCACCTTGTTCATTATGCCTTTCTTGTACATTGCATCGCAAATTCCCTTGTTCACTGCGTCACGCGTTTGCTTAAGCGAAGCCGACCCAGTTATGTTGCCGATTGTGATGTTGGGTGAGCCGATTGTTACGTTACTTGTACCGCCCCCGCTCTTAACGGACACATTGCCTGCGAGGCCTTGCAGGCTTGAGCCCAAAGTGTTGGTTTTATGCGTTAATTGGTCGCTAAGCGCTATGCTCTGAGTTACCTGCTTGTTAAATTCCTCAGCAGCAGGCGCCGCATGCGCAAAACACAGATGGCTAAGTGCACTGCCTAAGCCGCCGATTAAATCACTCAAGGGCTTCACAGCGTTAGCGACGGCGCCAATGGCTGTCTCAAAGGCTTTAACAGGAATTAACGCAACGTTCAGGTCGGCCACTAAAACTTCTTTGAAAAAATTAGCTACTGGCAGCAGAATATTGTTGTATGCCCAGCTGAGACCATTCCATAAGGCATCTCCTGCAGATTTTAAAGCGTTAAATGCTGAAAGAACAGCTCCGCCTATGATACTGCCTATGTCGTTGATTATGTCGCGGAAAGGCTTGCAGTACGTGTAAGCGGCAATTATTCCGGCCACTAAGGCGGCTATGGCAAGTACAACGAAGCCAATTGGGTTTGCATCCATAACAACATCAAGAGCCGCTTGGGCTCCTTCCCACATTTGAGTTGCATGGCTTGCAAGAGTCATGACGTTTATGACTGCGGGAATAACCGTCAATGCTGACATCATTAGAGTGCTGTTGTAATTGCGACTTGCCTCTGATACCCGTTCTTGATCTACTTGCTGGGTTTCGATTGCTAAGTTAAGCTTGTTTGCTGCGTCCTGTGCCTGAATGCTGGTTTCGCCGTATTTTGCAACAGCAACATTGTAGGCTTGCTGAGCCAAAGTTACGGAGTTAGCGGCTTTTTCCTCTGTCAAGTTAGCTCGGGCAAGTGAGGTTTGCGCGTTCTCAACATTATTTACTGCCATGTACAGCATGGCGCCGCTCATTGCCGCACTATTCATCTGCATAGCGTTTTGGCTGAAACTTTGACTTGAAGTGTCAGTTGCATCGCTTGCTTCGCCAGTGCTGACGGTTATTTGATTCATGCTTACTTGAGCTGCGCTCCCGGCTTCATTGAAGGAATCTTGCATTTGGCTAGTGTCGGCTGTCACAGTTGTCGTCATGGTTGAAACAGAACTCGCGGTCTGCTGCATGCTATCCGACACATCGGTGCTCATTGAATCGGAAGCTTCGCTGACATTGCTACTCATATCAGTAAAGTTGCTGCTGACTTCTTGAAAAACATCTGACGCATCATCAGTAGCAACAATGTCTATTTCAGCAGGAGGAGCTCCGCTCATTTTGTTTTTTAACCTTCTGATAACTTATGAAACCAAATCGCTGATTGGATCAAGAATTCTATTTGAAAATTGGTTAGGCTTGTAGCGTATTCTATGGTGTAGTGGTAGAGGTTGATGACGGCTGCGATCCGCTGGGCTTCGCTGCTCCAGCTGATCCAGTCATTGACCGCCTCACCTGACGCGGTAAAAAACCCTCATTAAGCAAAGCCTTCTCCAGAGCACGTACCAAATCCCACGGCGCATCACGCAGATCCTTCTCCGCCAAATCGGGGTAGCAGGGCTTCATCATCTTTAGAAGCGCCTGCAGTTCGAATTCGCGCTGATCATCCTTGTAAAATTTGGCTAAATCGCTCAGCTCGCTGTGGGTAAGCAACACGAATTTAACCCATCCAGCGCCAGGCACATTAGCCTCCTGAGGAACCTTACTGTTTTTGAGCAGGCCTACGTTAAAGTTTTTGAAACGCTCTTTCTGCTCAGCCTCATATTCGTTGAATGCAGCTTTAAGTTTCTCGAAACCTTCAGAATCAAATTTCTCTTCTTTATCTTTTTGACTTTCACTCATCAAATCACCTCATTACCTTAACATAATATCATATCAGAATCGGTCAGAGCGCCCATCGAAAACTAAGTCAAAAAATCTTGACTACTGACAAAATACCTTAGTCAAAGAAATTTGACGAAAACTCTTTTATGGCTTTATTGCCCATACAAAACGGGAGGGCAAATGAAAATGGTTTCCATGAACAAAACTGCGCTGACCGTCATTCTTATTTTAGCACTTGCTTTTTCCGCAGTAAACAGCCTAACTTCTGAGTTGGCAAAAGCACAGCCTTCCTTACCTACGCCTCCAGCACCGTTCTACATTGAAAGCGATGGAAGTATTAACCCATTAACAGCGCCGATTAATAGGGTTGGAACCACCTATACGTTAACCGGGGACGTTTACAACACCATAGAAATCGATGCGTCAAACATCGTGCTTAAAGGCAATGGTTTTGCAATCACAAATCCATTTGTATACACGGGGATGTTCCCAATCGGCTGGCTTCCAGGAGTTCATGTGCTTGGCGTTAGCAACGTTACTGTGACAGATATTGCGTTTGAATCCTGCATCAGTGGTGTAACAGTCGAGAACTCGTCAGCAATCACGGTCAGCCAAAACACAATTCAAGATTCAGTATATGGTGTAGCTGTGTTATCTTCATCAGGCGTTAGCATTACCTCAAATAACATAGCGGTTCCACAATCCGTTGGCGCAAGCGGCCTTATTTTTATCCAAGACAATCCAGAGGCGGCAACTTCTGTTCAAGCTAACATTGAAGGCAATTTGATAGTTGGAAACAACAATACTCCCTCTGTCAACGCTCAGCCTCAGCAATACGGTATCTGGGGTGGATTCAACGATTCCAATATGACAAAGAACTCGATAAGTGGTATCAATGGGATCGCGCTTTACTATTATGGTTCGAACAATCTTATTTTCGACAATAATTTCCAAAACAGCAATCAAGGAATTGCATTTACTGGAGACGAATCTCTTTCATATGGTAACACTTTTTACTACAACAACTTCATCGATAATGCCCAAAACGTTGAGATCGGGTTTATTACACCCCCTCCGCCTAGCAGGTGGGATAACGGCACCATTGGAAACTACTGGAGCGATTACAACGGCACAGCCACAATCGGTGGGGAAATAGGCACTTCACCATACATTATTCAAACTTCCTACGAAAACTACACTACTGGACAAACCGTGACGGTCATCGAAGGCCAAGACAATTATCCACTCATACACCTTGTCAGCACAGCAAACATGGCTGCAGAGGTTCCAACCTTGCCAACCACTTTGATCTATCCAACTGCTTCGTCCCCGCCAAGCTCAAGCCCTACGCCTGCGTATAGCACTTCGTCGTCTCCAGCGTCAACCCCGTCCATTTCATCGACTCCTTTAATCCCAGAGTTTTCAACAATAATTAGCGTGATAGTCATTTTGGCACTGACAGCAACGACATTATTATTCACCAAGAAACTGAAAAAAAGGATGAATAACCACTAAAATGTGCTTGTGGCCACACTTTGTGCTTCGCCGCTAATGTCATTTGCAATTGTGCCTTTCTGGCCGTTCTTTACGCTGTAAGCTGTTAAGACAACGTTGCTCAGTGTGATTTTCGGAGTCCCCGAACCTGTGGTGGTGCCTTGTGGACCCCAAATAACAGTAACCAGTGAGCCATTAAGAACATCTGTAAGTAATGCTGCATAGTTTGCGGGAACATAAAGTGCTGAAGCCTTAAACGTGTAGGATTGGTTGCCGCTGGCCGTGAAAGCTGGCGATGGAGAGCCGCCTGAAGCGCAAACGTATTCCTTAATCATTTCTGCTTTAACATCCATAGTGAAGTCAGTTAGAAAGCCGATTGCTGCTCCTCCAACTTGAACAACTGCATTCCTACTTAGAACTGGCGTAGTAGCTAAACTCATATTTTTCACCTCGATTAACAATTATTCAGATCAAATTATGGTACGATTAGAAGCCTTTGGGTATATACCGATTAGCGGCTATTGGGTATATGTTAGCCTTGCAGGATATTTTGAATTTGCTCCTCAATAGCCGGCGCAAAATCAGGCAAATGCTGATTAACCGAATTCGTCAAGAATAATCTTGCCGACATCTTTCGGGTGCCAAACTCTACGTAATAAGCATAAGGCGCAGTAGCCTTAATTTTTAGTTGAAAATCGCTAGGTTGCTCAACCGCTAAAGTGCTTTTCAAATATCCCGTTCTGACTGGAACCAACGTGTTTGCAGTCGCCAAAATATCCTGAGCAACATTCGTCATTGCTTGCTTCACGGCTTCCGGATAGTGCTCACAAAGACATTCAAAGCAACTGCTCAGAACATCAAAATTTGACAGGTTAACTGAAATTTGAACACTCAACAAAATCCCTCTTACGCAAAGTACTGTAAATTAAAATGAATTAATCGCGCCTAAAACGGTGGCGCAGTACCCCAAATCCATGTTGGCACAATTTGATAACTCGTTACATTTGTGCTGTTAGTGCCCAAATACAGTGTAATGGTTCCACTTTCTCCACTGGCAAGGACTGTTCCAGAACCTATATAAGGTCCAAAAAGTGGCGCAATCGGCGGACCGTATGATAAATCCATTGCATTAATTTGTTGGCCACCGCTAAATAATTGAGCCGTTAGGTAGACCCATGCTGATGTTGAATTAGATGTAGGAAAATCTGGCAGTGGATAGTCTGTTGAATAATCATTGCGTATGGTGACACTAATTATAACGCAAGGTCCACCCCACGTAACTTCTGTGCCATTTGAATAAGTATACGTCTGAATCGGATAGTAACCGTAACTTGAATTTGTCGAAACTACGTATATTTTACTATAATTACCCTCAAAGGGTAAATAATAGCCATCGCTAATCCTCGAAGAATGGGCAAGTTTGTTTTTGAAAAGCCCTGCTTGATTATACTCATATACTGCGACTGCTGAACTGGCAATTAAAAGAGCTACGAGCAACAAACTAGTTGCTTTCAAGCCTGCTTTGTGATTGAAACGGTGCTTTGGCTTTTCTGGCGACGTCAGTTTTTTGTCGGTTACATTTTCAACTGTTCGAACGGTCAGTAAGGCGTCTTTTCCTTGATCAGAGAGGCAATATTTTCCGTACTCGTCAGTTTTTATCAAGCCATTTAGTTTGGTTAAGTGATGCTGAAGATGTCCGCTGCTGTCAATTGCAGTTTTCTTCTTTAAGTCAGCAAAGCCGAGAGCGCCTTCACCCAGAGCCTTCAAGATTACTATGCGTGTAGGGTGACCCAATGCATCAAAGACTTCTGCACGTTGCCTATCATTAGACACTTGCCCCTCGTCTTCCATTTTTCTTCAACCTCAAGCTGTCTTGTCCATGTCATATCCATTAAACTATTTAATGCCTCGTTTGTAGACACAATGGATAAGGCAATTAAACTTAAGTCCAATTTTCTGGACTAACAGCTTGGAGCAATGGTTCAGCAGCGCTAAGCTATTTTCGTTACTCTGTGCTCTACAAGAACCTGTGAGCCGTTTTTGTACGTCACAACCCAGTTGCTAAATTTGGTCTTAAATTTCTGGTTTGCCGCCCTTTTTTGTTCCGCTATTGATTTCACCTGCGTATTAACTTGAAATGCTGAAGTAAACGGCGTCAACGTTGATCATGACGCGGGTTACTTCAGTTGCGTTACTGTGGATCGGCTCTCCGGTTGCTACATAGTTTGGGTCTTGCAGGTGTATGATGCGATTAACTTCCGCCTGCAAAGCCTCCAAAGTTGATTCTGCAGCCGCTAAATCAGCCGTGTTTTGGCTTGCGTTAACGACAATTATGTCGACAACGAGTTTTTCAGTTACGAGGTAGCATTCGCGGCTAAGGGCGTCAACTTGTTTGCTTGGGCTTGCGTTATAGACAGCTACTTGTAAGGTTCCTTTTCCCTGAGTAATCCCAATCGCATCCATACGGGTCGTAGGCCACAAAATGTTTGCAACGGCCATGGGACTTGATAGCCCCCAATTTTCCTGCAGCAACTCCGAAACTGCCAAGACCTGATTAGTTGACATCTAAGCTTTCCTCCGCTTTCTGCCAAAATAATAAAGAAGCCAACCTATCACGAAAAGCGCTACAGCAACAGGAATAAGCAGAAGCCTAAGTTTTCGCTTCTTCATTCCTAACGCCACCGTCCTCTACAATGAGGCACTTCATGTCCCAAGCGTGCTTGAGCTCCTATGGCTACGGTTGAGAGATTCACTATATTTCGGGTAAAACTGTCTTGGAAGCTTTGTACCGCATTTTGAAATGAGAATTTTCCAATTGTGCCTTTGGTTACGAATAAGTCGCCAAGCTTGTAATCGGCGGCGCCCAAAAGCATGCCTCCGCTGGCAGCAACTAAAACGCTCATGCATGCAAGATCTAAGGCGGCTAACTGCGCAAACGGGTAACGTGGATCCGTAGCTGTTACACTGGGCACTAGACTGCCCATGTAAGTGTTCGCGTGATCAACGTAGGCTTGAACGCTATTACTTGAGACCGAGAGCCCGTAGACTTGATAATTGCTGTTGCTATCGGGTCCTGTAGCATTTAGATGAGTAATTACTTCAGAAAGCGAAGTAAAACTTGGGTATGACGACATATAAGGGCCTCTTTAAACTAAATTATTAAAGTCCTGAAAACAGGACTTCGTTTATTCGGGAGTCTTCAAACGAGGAATTAAATAGCCAAGTGTAGTGAGTGCCTTGAGGTCACGATAATGGAAGAAGGACAAGACATAGAAAGAGACAGACAAAGAGCAGAAATATTCGACGCCCTTGGCCATCCCACAAGAATCGTTATTCTAAAGGCTTTAAGTGAAGAAGCTCTGGGATTTGCCGATTTAAAGAAGAAAACCTCCATTGAAAGTAGCGGTCAGCTCCAACATCATCTTACCAAATTAGGCGACCTAATCAAGACTGACGAACATGGGAAATATGGTCTTTCCAATCAAGGAAAGGAAGCCCTATTAACCGTCCAGTCTGTAGAGAATGCTTCTCCTGCAAGAAAAGATTCCGCCAAAACTCACTCTCGTCTTTATAGTTCAAAAAAGTTTTTCCAAGTTCTTTCATTACTTTTGGCCTTTCTCTTAATTGCAAGCACAGCAATTGCTCTAGTTGAATTTAATCAAGTACAACAGCTTCAGAATGGACCGGCTGCAAAATTGAATGATGCTGGCTATTTAGATAGTTCAAAAATTTTTCTAATTTCATCTTATTCTTATTATGGAAAATATGATGGTCAAGCATGTTTCATCATTGAGGCCACTGTAAGAAATGATTACACTTCACAGCAACCACCTCCAATGGATAACTTTCCAGGTAACAGCACGGGAACAGCATATTTTGGCATGACAGCAAAATTATACGTTAAGGGTACGCCAATTCAATCAGAGGACGTGACGAGTCCGGGATCGTCACCATTAAGTGTAAATCAAATTGGGTTGGGTAGCGGAGACACGTATGTAGTTGAGATTGATATGGCAACATCTAACCAAAATGTCGACAATTATACAATAAATTTGGTCGGATTAGCCGGATATCCAATTCCATAAGTAACGAGGTTAGACGAGCGAGTGGTTACTTTGAAGCCGGCTTTACGGTCCATAGTTAAAAGATATGGGCAAAACAAACTGAATTTAACTAGTTGCTAACCCTGTGATCGCGGCTTGGCATTCACCGTTGAGTATGATCGGAGCATACCGGGTGCTGAGAATCGGCTTCACCAGTTCCTTAGATTTGAGCAGCTCAACATCGGTTGTGAGCGGTCTCTTCACGAGGAACATCCCGAGAGGGGCATAGGCAGCAGAAAGGTTCTTGCCTGTTGACAAGCAAATGATAGTCCCAGCGGGAACAACGTTTGACCAGCAAAGTTCCCATTCGCCCAGCATCTGGATCGGCTTCTGAGTGATCGGCGAGATCTCGTTGCGGTATAGGCTGTAGTTAGGTAGGTTCTTGATGTCGCGTTTCTGGATTGGGTTGCAGACAATCGTGTCCATCAAGAAGTCTCCGGCGTTGATCAAAGCTTCAGCATTGTTGAAGTCTTCCATGCCTGCAGTGTTTGCCTTGGTGAATTCGGTGCCTGTTACAGTGATTGTTTTGCCGGTGCATGCAAAGCTGTTTGCGCTTGGAACTGCAGCAAGCATCACCGTCCAGCAATCTAGCTCAATCTGATACGCGAGGCGTCTTGCAAGTCTTTTGAGTTGCTGGTTAACCACTGGCAAGTCAACGTCTTCAACGACCTCTTTAGGAATCTCGATGGCTTCCATACGTTTGTATGGGCTAACAGTCGCGAATTTCATTGGCGTGTAATCGACGGGTGCAGCGGTGCCAGGCGCCACTTCGCTTATGCCTACACTGTGAGATCCGTTTTCAATCGTGTAAGTCTTAGTTCGGCCATGTTTCAGAACGTCGTCTGTGAGTAGTCTTTTCAAGATCAGGTTTGGCATAGTCATCTCTATGATGACCTGGTTCAGTTCTGGATACTGAATCGAAGCGGAATCAACAAAGGTTAGAGCGTCTTCTACAAAACTCATTTTTCTTTTTTCCTCCAAAATTTAATTACTGGTTTTCTTCTCGCTTTCAAAAAAACTGAAAGGGTGGTCCTCGGGTTTACCCGAAGATTATTTGAACTTGCGCGTTATTTGCTCCACCAACAACTACGACTCCACGGCGATTCGACAAGGCATTGATGATTGCTGCTAGACCTGAAGCTGTTATTACCCCTGTGGTTGTATTCGCTGTCAGTGTTGCGCCAAGAGCTGCATCAGTAGTGGCTGCCAAAGCGGCTATGCCGCCGTTAGCCGAAACAACAACTGCACCTGCAGATAATGTGCCGCCTGAAGTGTTCTTACAGCGTATCCTGTGACCGAAGACATAGACGTTTAGCAGTTGATTGCCAAAAGTGTCTACTGGAGGCACTGACTGGACAAAGCCGACGAATGCCGCGTTAGCGCCTGCGCATAAGCTGACTGCGTTATTGCTTGAGACGTAGACTGGGTCGCCTACTTTGGGTGATGTGTAGCCTGAATCTGCTAGGAATGTCTGCTCTAGATCTGGAATTACCTTAGGTCCTACACCGTCAAAACTCATCTTTATTCTGCCTCCTCAGGGTCTGTATGTGTTATATCCGCGGTTAAGCTGCCCATGCGTTTCGCAGCAGCAGCTAATTCGAGCCCAGCTTTCTTCAAACTGCCCTTAGATGCAAACATGTTGTTTAAGCGTTGAGCGTCATCGATTCCTGGGAGCCCTGCGCCTGCACCCATGCCGGGTCCTGATTGGCCTTTCCCGTTTGGTCGAGGTTTAGGAACGGCGGCTTCAACGGCTGCTTTTATGGTTGTTTCCAACTTTGCTTCTATGGTTTTTTCAGAAGCGGCTATTGCAGCTTTGCAGGCATCCATGATCTGCGTTGTATTCTTTGTTAATTCGTCTTCTAGCTGTTGGTAGGTCAATTCCGTGCCAGCTTTCGGTTTTTCACCTGGTGCTGTCGGAGCGGTTGGTGGCTGATTTTCACCTGAACTCATTTTATTTTTTTCTCCTATTATGTTGTTAAGCCCGTGTAAGTCAGGCTGTAACTTTGCTTTCAACTCCTTTAGGCCGCAAGGGCAATGCGACTTATCCGTGCACTTACAGATAGAGGCAATAAGCCCTTGGCGCTGCGATTCATCCATAGCAGCTGCGAACCCTTTGAAACGGAAAAGATTGTTTACGTAAGCACCCTCAGCGACGATGCTGAGTTCGACGCAGCGCGGTTGATGCACGATCTCCCAAGCACCGGCACAGAGATGAATCATCACCATATTGGCGTCTCGGGTTTTACCGCTACATAAGCTGCAGACAATGTTATCTGAGACAATCCTGGGGCTAACCATTCGTAAATATTTCTTTTCAATCTGTGTCAGAAGCACCGGATCGCCAGAAACTTCAGCCTCAAAGAAAACCTGATCGCCTACCCGCTTGCTCTTGGTGACTACGCCTTTTACAGTCTCAACACTTTCCCCGTGATTAATTCGCAGCTGAGCTTCCCGAAGAGTGGATGCAAAATAATCCAAGTCTTCATCAGGAACCTGCCAACGATTCTTGTTAACTGAAGAATCTATCGCTTGACCTTCGATGATCCCAGTTTTCCTGATATCATCCAGGCTGGCTTTCACGTCAACGTCATAACTTAATTCCAAGGGCAAGGACATATTCTCCTGTTAATGTTAAGTCTTCATTTGATCTGAGATTTTCACGCAGAAACAACCACAGTTCGGGTGCACATTGCAAGCGAAGGTATCGTCAGCAACGAATTCTCCCCACGGAAAAATACTTAGCAAATCATCAGGGTCTTCAAGCTCGTATTCGTCGCCGTCGTAATCTTCGCATTTAAGGCAGGTGTTAGGGTTCTTAGAATTATGGAAACGCCAGGTAGAGAATTTTATGTTCGGATCCACAATAGCTGCTTGGAAGCTTTTAACTGCCATAACGGCGATAACCGCATCCAGATACATCCGCAGCACAAGCCCCTCCTTTTTCTTCATCCTTGAATGCTTAGTAAAGAAACTTTGACTACACCCAGTCAAGAAACTTTGACGAGAAGCCTTTTAACGTAAACAGTTTACAAGAGTAAGCATGGTAGATACCGAACGATTTGATGGTCTGTGAAAGAATGAAACGTAGGGCAACAAAGACTTTGAGAGTTGGCTGTATCCTTCTTACCGGTCTTTTATTGTTCTGTGCTTTCGCATTATTGCCTCAGCTAGTTCGAGCCCAGACGGTAACGGCAACGATAACCGTTGGCGGTGGTCCTGTGGTGTGGCTATAACGCCAAATGGCGCATATGCCTATGTTACAAATAATGGCATAGGTAGCGATTCGGTGTCGGTGATTAGCACGGCGACGAATACCGTGACGGCGACGGTAACCTTACCTCTTGGAAGTACTCCTTGGGGTGTGGCTGTGACGCCCAACGGCGAATACGCCTACGTAACAAATGGAGTATACGTCGATACAGTCTCGTTGATTAGCACGGCGTCGAATACGGTGACGGGGACGATACCCGTCGGAAACGAGCCTGAGGGTGTGGCTGTAACACCCAACGGCGAATACGCCTACGTCACAAATCTTATCAACAGTACGGTCTCGGTGATAAGCACGGGTGCTCCGACCTCAAGTCCAACGCCCACTCCCACTCCAGCTCTTACACCAACAGCAACTGCTTCTTCTACGTCCCCTACAGTTCCTGAGTTTCCTTGGATGTTAACAATTCTGACATTATTTTTTGTCTCCACATCTTTTGCAATAATGGTGTTAAGGCGATCAAGACAGAGCTCGCACAAGGTATGACGCCCCGTTTCCGTCTTTGACTAATTTCGTTGGAAACCCGCCAGGCGCTTTCTTGGGAGCTTCAGGTGTCTCAAATTGCCGTCCTTCAGGCATCATTGGCGCCGGAGCGGGCACAGACTTCAAAACTCCATCGATCTTTTCTGGCAGACCCAGTTCGCCACGTGCCTCTTTATCGCCCATCAACATATTATTGTAGAGGTCGATGACGCGGCTCATCTTGACGTCAGTGGGTGGCTCCCAAATTGGCTTCCATTTTATCTTCGGGATCTTATCCGGTATGATCAAAGATTCAGGGAAGTCGCCGCGTAGGATTAATGGGAAAAGCTGCATCTCATAGACGCCGCTGCGATGTTTCTGCCGCATACGCAGCCTAGTTATGAACTCCTGCATTACGACGTCTGCCGTGGCTCTGTTGGCGCCTTCTGGCTCTCCCAGAAAGATCTTAGGAACGCCAAGTTGACTGTCACGTTGCCTCTCCAGGTATTCGATCCACCATTCTGCCTTCAAGTCCTTGGTTAAGGAAGACATTGGCGTGACCTCGACGTCGCCTCTAACAGTCAAATCTGTGCCTTGATCACGTGAAGCCAGGGTGTTAGACATAACATCTAGTTGTGGGTCGCTCCATGGCTCAGGCATCCCAGGTGCACCGTTCCCACCGCACTTAGCGATGAGCATTGGCTTGGTGTAAACCTTCATGATCTTAGCCATGTCAACTTGGAAGTCATCGATCAGCGCTTGAACATGCAATATGCTGCGCAGAGAAGAGGTCCCGTAGGCGTTCTCAAAGAACCAGCTGGAAACGTTATTGAGGGTACGGTAGATTTCTTCAGGGTCAAAAACTACGGGCGGGTATGAATTAAGCTGCGCATAGCCGAAAATGTTTTTGTAGCAATCTTGGCGAATCCGCATATATTCAGGGTCAAGGGTTTTCAGCCACAGGACCTTGGCTCCGTCTTCATCCATCACTGGCTCAGTATAACTGGTGCCGAAAACCTGCGCGTCTTTCTCTTCCGACCGCATCGTATCAAGCATATCATTGGATTCTAGCCATTCTTCTAAGAAATCGCGGAAGGTGTTTGTGCCGCCTTCCAAAGTGAACCCGTTTGAAATCTCCAAATTAACTTTGACGTCGACTGAAGCCTGGATACGCGGGACAAAAGAGTATAAAGCCTTGAACTTGGGCAGGTCTTCAACAGGTGTGACTCCCCAGATGCGATCCCAAAGTGACGTGTAGGGGCTGCTGACAAAGCCGATTCCTGAAGCTGCCAAGTTATAGTTGTTGACGTACTGCATTAAGTTCCAATCGCCACGCCAAGCAACCGGAACCTCTGTATCACGCTGCGAAACTGCTACGGCGTTTGGCACATTGCGTAGCGGGTTAGGCATAGTTAATGAGAGATCTTTGCGGAGAGGCATCTGTGCACCTATTCCTTTTCTTCAACTTTAGGGCGGGTCAACTTCAGCGGATATTTCGATTTCATCAATCACGATATCTCGCATTAAGTCGACGCCGTTAATTTTGAAACGTAATTTACTCATCTTCACGTTCGCGACTTCTAAGCCGAGGACTTTGACGATTTCGTCTTTAGCACAAGCAAGTAGCAGAGTCTTTTCCATTCCTATCATCTTCGATTATTTTTTCGTAAATAAACGGAATCAGTGTTCTAATGTGTAGTCATAAATAGATGTAGACCTAACAATTAACTTTCAAGGAGATGCTGGGTAAATGACTACTCCAAAGAAACAGCATTTTAAAAGAAATATTGGAATCGCCGTTGCAGTGATAGCAATAATGCTAATAAGCGCAGTAGGTTTCACAAATGGTTTTTTTACTTCATGGATAGACGGTTCAACACCTAATCCAACTCCGCTATCTGGTGTACCGCTTCAAACCCCAACGTCAAACCAAACAGTTCAATCAACGTCTACGTCGACTCCAACATCAGCAACAACTCAAAATCCTGAACAGAATCAACCTGTCAGCGCTGGCAGCAACATCACAGCGTTAAGTTCCGTAACCAACGGGCTACAACTATCAATTACTCTTACAGCAAACAAGACCACTTATGTTGTAGGAGAGAACGTGGAGATAACCTTCGCAGTTACTAACGTAAGCAACCAAACCCTAAATTTCATCAACCAAAACGGAGATTCAAATTTCAACTTTCAAGTTTACAACAGCACAAACAATGCAGTCTATTCGTGGGAATTCGGGGCTTATCCGCTTGACAACTGGAATGTAACTTTGGCGCCTAACGAAAGCTATACGCAAAATCTTATCTGGGGTTCAGACAACATTTTCCCAAGTATGGGGGAACAAGTGCCGTCAGGGGCATATTACATTATAGGCGAACTTGGATTCGTCGCTAATTACAACCCAGTTCAGACAACACCACCAAACTTTCAGACAGCGCCGCTAAACCTAACAATTACCAATCCTTAATCAATGGGAACCTTATTTTGGAAAGAGTTTTTCAAAGTTTTTTCCATTAATCATCCTCGATTGGTCGCTTTTTCTTAACTACAGCTACGCCTTTTCCTTGAGGCATCGCGGTGACGCCAAGCAAGTTGCGAGCCATAACTTCCACGCAGTCTAAAGCGTCGTCATGTGCGCTTCTTGGGAATTGGACCCACTCTTGGTAGAATTCGCTTTGCGCATAGGGCCAGGCGGGGTTAAGGGTTGCACGTCTGGATTCGAAATGGCTGCTTAATGGGATCAGTCTTTCTTCTTTGCCTTTGCTGGTTACTGTTGGCACGATCGGGAGGCCTTGCAGCTGGGGCATGTACATGATTACTTTTTGAAAAGCGTTTGACTCCACATAGATCTTAGCATAGTTGTGGATCCCGTGAAGCTGCAGCAGGAGTTGCATTGCAGCGGGATAGGGCAACAGCTTGGCGTAAACGTCATAGAGATACATCCGATTAAGAACGCGGTCATAGCTCGCGGTGCTAACTGCGAATAAGTCGCCTTCGCCGAGAGCTGGGTCCACACCGGCGTATTTTGGCAAGTGAGGCGAGGGCACAAAGTTGTTATCTGTTTCATTCCAGGGGTGCAGCCACTCCGACTTAAGCAGGTCACCCATCATGCCTGTCGGGTCATTTTGATATTGGCTGTTAAAGTAAACCGTGCCGATATCGGTTTTTTTCTGTATCAAGCGCTCATAAGACCATACTTGCGGCCAGAGCACTTGGGGTTCTTCGCCTTTCTCGACGCCCTCATAGTTTTGGATGGCTTTATAGATTTTGAATGGCCAACCTTTGCCGCCTTTCTCCACTGACTGAATCAAGTCATTATAGAGATCTGCGTAATGCCACCGGGTCCCAATTACTAAAGTGGCGCCATGCGAAAACAGAGTTGTCAGCAGGACCTTGAAGAACCATCGGTTGACTTTCTCAAGCTGATTTGGCGTGTTAACGTTTTCTTCATCAATGATGTCGTCGGCAATGATCAGGTCAAAGCCACGCCCAGTTAATGAGCCGCCGAGACCGCAGCCATACAGAGTTGGAAACTTGCTGATGGTTTTGCGATTAACGAAAAATTCGCTATCGGTCCATTTCTGCGGGGTCTTGGGCTTCAGATCGCCAAAAACGCTGATGTAGTGCTGATCGTTCTCAATCCGGTTGCGTATGGCCGCAACAGTTTGCTCGGCTAGAGGAGCGGTTTTGCTGACGATCCCAATTCTAATTTCGGGAAAGTTCCCAATTAACCAGGAAGGATAATTTATGGAGACGCATTCGCTTTTCGCGTGTTTCCGAGGAGCTTCCAAATGGAACTGCTTTAACGCTCGACTATGCCAGGGCAGAGGGCTAAAATGTGCTGGGTCGTTTTGTGGCTGAAGCAGTTCATACCATTCGTCTTGAAACCAAGCAGTATCAATGTACCCGAGATAACGTGCGTAATACTGCAGATTACTGTGGGCCAGTTGCTGTCTCTGCTCTTGTGAGAGCCTCTTCAGCGCGTAGTAGGGCTTTTCTATCATCTTCAGACATCTTGGTCATATCAATCGTTATTTTAGTCTCAGTCTTAGCATTGACCTGCATGACATTATTCTGCTGCACAACAACCGCCGGCGATATTTGCTTAGGCAACAAACCTAAACTTTGCCCAACCTCAATCTCGGCTTTAATAGAGTCAATAAACTTGCCAATCGCGCCAACCCGAGCATTAGGCGACTTACAGGTCTTCATCAAAAAAAGGGCTTCTTCCCGAGCCAACTGCAACTGATGAAACAGCGCCTTGCCATCTTCATGAGCCTCTTGATTCGCCCAGATAAACGGCTCCCAATTCGCACGGTCTTCCAAATCATCAAGCAAAGCAGCCTCAGTGCATTCAAATTCAACAGCCATCTGCCTAAGAGCTAAAGGATTTAGGTGACCGCTATGATAGGCTATGAGCATTGTTTTGCGTCGATGAAAAAGCGGCAAGGTCATTCTCACCATTGGTTCCTTTGGCTGTTTACCCGCTGCGCAGACTTGTTGAGGCGTTTCTGAGGTTATTCCAAGAGCCTCTTCCAACGCTGCTATACGCTGGCCTTCAATATCTTCTTGGGGAGTCGACATAACTTGACACTTCAACCGATTCTGTTAGCTTTCATTTTCTGTGCATCAAAGAGGTAGCGTTGCTTCTCAGAGGCTTCAATTAACTCGTTAACTGCTCTTGTAGATGAGCGAACTTCAAGGTAAAACTTTACGCCTTTCTCAGTTAACCGGTACATTTCACTATACCGGGTATTTGCAGCAGACGTCAAACGTTTACCTTTAGGCGGCTTACTTGTAATCGTAACTTCAACGAAACCAGTCTTCACCAAAATATCCAAGATATTGCGCAAAATCAGGCAGTTAATATTGACCTTGTACATGATATGAGTAATTTTTAAGGGCTGACTATGTAGCACTTCGAAAACCGCATAAATCAACTCTGCTTGAGAACGCCTCAATTTTCATTCACATCCACGATTCGCTTAATAGTGGCAATCCGATTCTTCGCAGACTCGACAATATCCACGAAGACAATCTCCTGCAGACCCGTAGGTAAATCAGCGATCCCGCATAGAATTTCCAGCCACGCTTTTTCCTTTTTAAAATCCATACTTCCACATCACCACGATATTTTGATTAGCAGATTTTGAGAAAATAGTACGTCAAGCATATGCTTAACACAGAACTGATAAGCGAGATCGCCACGGGCTTTGCAAAGCGGATCCAGCTTCCGTCAATAGCTTTGCAGTTTTCCAATTGCTCAAGACGCTTGTAAATGTGAGGCAAATGATTGCTAACGATAGTGTCAAGTTGTTTGATGATGTAGTCCTGCTTAGTCTCAATTGTAGCCAAGCGTTCTTGAATTGTTGGCATTACTGTAGTGCACCTTCCCTCTGAGATTTCATGAAGTCTTCAATTGTTTCTTGCTCAATCTTAATGTGAGGATCTATTGCGCCTTCCCCGCGTGTATCCTCTAAGACTAAGCCAATAATGTCAATGAAGCCTTCAGGAAAAACTGCTGAAGTAGGCGGATCTTCTGGAAAAGCCCGGCTGAGTTCAGCTAAAACTTCGCCATCAGTTACCGTGTTAATTGTTTCTTTCTTTAAACGGTCGAATTTACCAGTGTATCGAATGAAGTTTTTAGCGACTCCGCTGGGAGTTTTTCGATGCGGTATAATGGTACACTCCAAATCTATTTTTAGCCTTGGCTAAAGGCTAGACAGGGCGTTAGTCCGTAGGCCTCTACACTTGCGAGATAATAGCAGTAGCAAGTCAGCAAGCACATGCTTATAAAATCTATGATTGCACTAACATTTCAATTTACGGCAACCATTTTTCGCTTAGTCCAGTGTCTGGACAACTTGCATATGGAACGTTCTATTATGTAGTTTTAAATATCCTAATTGAGTTTCTGAATTGGGGGGCTTAAAGAAATGAAGCGTAGAAACTACATAATTTCGATTGCGCTGATTGTTATAGTTATGGTAGGTTTAGTGGTGTATTTTGGTTACAGTTCGATTGGAACTGAATCGCCAGCAAGCACACCTCCTCTTTTGTATACTCCAAGCGTTTCTCCTCAAATCATTAATGCTTCGCAAGGCTCGACACAACAAGTAAACCTCACTCTTACATCAATTTGTTCTACAAAAATAGAAATCCCGATAGAAGCCCTCACGATTAATGGCTACACAATCGGCATAAGTGACAACGTCAATGCTAGTTCGCCTTGGAGTACATCTGTTCAAGAAGATGTTTTCAACTACTCCTTTAGCCTCAATCAACTAATTCTGCAACCATTTAAGTCAAACTCGACTATAATTACAATCAACTTGACAGATAGCTTCAACGAGCAGCCAACTACGTTAGGAAGCTATTCATTAGACATCAGTTTTGGCAAAATTATTTTCCTTTCTCCACCTTCAAAGTACGATATTTCATATTCAGGGGGTTTTCCCATAGTAATGATACTTGCTCCTTCTGCAAATCTTGTTTCTTCTTTAACTACAGGTGAATATCCAAGCTCTCCGCCACCTAATCTTCTCAACATAAGCGGTAATGTAACTAACACTGGAGAAACCACAGCATATAATGCAGGATTGCATGTCGTTGCGTATACTTCCACTGGGACAGTAGAAATTAACGTGACTGTTCCTTTAGCATATGATGAGACATTCAATCAGGACTTTGGAACCGGAGCTGTTGGCGGTGGATTAATTGGTGGAAGTTACTCTGTAACAGAATTGGATAGTGGGCAGACCGTTGATATATTTTCAGATATTTATCATGAAGGCACCGTTACTAATTGGACTGTAACGCCTGTGTGGACAAATACTCCCTAATCATCATTTCTTTTATTCTGCAAATACAATAAACGGTAAGGGCTGTTAACGAGATACTCAGCAACTCGCGTGCGCTTTTAACACTTATGAGAGCCAGCCTCACAAATCTTAAACTGCATAACGTAGAAATAGACTAATTCGACAACAAGAAAGCAAAACGGGGGCTAACCTATGTTCCTTGAGGATTAACGATTACTTCTATCGAAACAGGAAAACCAGAAGCCCCATTATATTTTGAAGACTCTGAAGGAAACTCAGCTTGTCCCAAATTGACTGATATAATATATCTTCCAGTTGGGGCATTTCCTGCCCATTGAATGGTGAAGATAGTAGAATTAGACGTTTCTGGCTGCAAAGTCAGTTGGCTTTGGCTGATGGTATAGTTAAAAACTGTGTCTTGCGGAATGGATGGATTCCAATCAGTCACATTATTCCAATTGTTATAGAAGCTATCATAGGAAATTAACGTAAGATTTTCAACTGGTACGGTGAATTGTGAAGAGCACATCGATGTAAGAGTGTAGTTTATTTGTTGAGTTGAACCCTGAGTGATATTTAGAGCTCCTGAAGATGAGTTTTGACCAACAGGGTCATAATAAGCGATATATAGAGATTCAGGATTAGCAATAACAGTCCTGTTTGAGAAGTAAACTAATGATATTGAGCTTATAATAACTACGGCAGCTAGAACAGCTAAAACGGGCAAGTATTTGCGGTTCATTTCTTGATTCAACCTTTTACCTATTGATTACCAACTTTAACACAATCATCCGCTGAGCAACATATAATCGTATCTATTAATACACTACAGTCAAATGCTGTTCAACAGTTCGATAATTACCCAATTGCCCGTTATTAACAGGATATATGTTAAAATTCAGCTTATTTCAATCAAATGGAAGGCTAATCTCTATGATCTAATTAATATCCATACTGGCATGTGCTTACTTCACAGTCTCTGATTGCGCAATAAACGTTTCAGAAGGGTCCAACATTGGTTTAACCATAAAAAGTAAATCACGATATTTCTTAATGAAGTCATGACCAGCAAGTGAAGTCTTATAGAATGTAGATTTGCCGATTTCCTGCTTAGTCAATAAACCCGATTTAATCAGTCCCTCAATTATCTCGTAAAAAGGCAAGCTACTGACGTTTGCCTTGAGTGCGATATGAGAGATAATTAAGGGCTTAGCACTGCAGCAGTCAAGAATATCGTAAATTATCCGAAGTTTATGTCGATTGCGGTTTCTTCCCTTAGCCATCTTATGCCTCGCTCGTTTTATGCTTCGAAATGTACTGTAATGATACGCTTAGACGACGCTTGGAATTCGACTTCACGAGCTCCCGATTTATCCTGCTATCATTTCTGCCACTAGAGCCATGACCAACACGCTTAACACGCCAACCATCCAAGTTACTTCGGATCAGCTGAGGATTACTCGTAACCAAATAGAAAGGAATCTCCGGCAGTTGAGACGTATAGCGCTCAGCAACAAAATTCAGTAAACGCTTCCCTACACCGATGCCCTGATAATCAGGCAAAACCACAAGACGACTAACCCTAAAATAATTAACAAGCATATGCACGTGCGCAACAGCAATAAACGCAATGGGCTTATCTCCCAACTTGGCAACATAGCAGCGAACACCGGCGCCAAGGCGTTCAGTATTCAAATAATGATGCTCCCTAAAGATCTGCCACATGGATAAATTGCATTTATGAATTGAGAGAATAATTTGGGGGTGATATCGTTTTTTTTTACATTAGTATAATCAAAGAATTCTCCAGTATCAACATTATATGTCCAGTCAGGTTCAAGCCAATCCAAAACATCAAAATGGCAAGTGACAGCTATGAACTGCTTGCCTGGATGATGCCGAATTGCCCTGCTTATCGCATAAGAGCCAATTTGAGCAACATTTCGGTCAATCACTGAAGTAAACTCATCAAAAACTACAAGCGACTGAGGCAAACAAAGTGCATGAGCAATATCAACCCGCATCTTTTGTCCCTGACTCAAAACACTGTAGCTTTTCAGCCATGCAGGAGGCTCACTAAAGCCAGTACTTGATAATGCGGCGCCAAGCTCACTTATGGTAAGTTCAGTTGGGAAATCATTTAGAAAACAAGGCTCTTTGTATCTTTCTTTAAGATCAGCATAATAAGCCTCTGGCCAACAATGCCGTGCTATACTTGTTTTTCCGCTCCCAGATGAACCTACGATACAGCCTATCTGCCAGTTTAGGCCTTCAATCGGAATATTTCCTTTAATGTGCTTCTCAAGCTTCACGTCTTTAAGATCATATGTACTGGTAATTGCTTGTTCTCGGTAAGTATTGCCGGCATGCCAGCTGAAAACCAAATCAAAAGACGGCATCTATAGATTCAGCAACCCCGCATCATACCCTTCAGCCGTAAGCTTCTCCCAAGCAGCCTTTTGAGCTTGCTCATCGAATTTCTTGCCCTTAAAACCGCGAATAATTATTTCGCAGGTCTCAGGAATCATATTACTGCCGCCATGCTCTACGCTGCTACTCAATATTTTAGAAAGGTCTTCTCCCACGGCAGAAAGCAACGATTCCAAATCAGATCGCTCACCCAAACCGTCTATTTTTATATACTCTGCGCGGTCTGCTTCTCGATTATGTTTACCTCGTAGCTTGTTTAGTTCTTGGCCAACAATTAGTCTTTCAGCTTCGGTAAGAGGCCTTCGCAGAACAGGACCAAAAAACTCGCCATGAGCAATGCAAACGTCAACGCGCTGCTCACCATCAGCAACGATACCGTCAGCATCGGTGATAATTGGAACCAGCCAGCCATAACGCTGCAAACTATGCCACAACTGCTCTTTCTGCTTAACAGTCATTCGATTAGGATTCCCTTCATGATGCTTCAAAAGCCGAAGATCCTCAAGTTTCAAGTCATCAAGAAGTGGAACTTTCAAACTTGTTTTTTTCTCACTCATTTTTTTCACCAAATAACCCTAAACTTTTCAATAACTCGCGCTGCTTTTGCTGCCGCTTCTTAGCACGTTTCTTCTCATGATTCCCCATATTTTGGTCCTTCCTCTTTTACTTCCTCGTCAAATTCTTTTTTACTCTTACCCCAAACCTCAAAACCGAACTTAGTAACAGCCCACCTGTGACCCCGCTTCTCAAACAAAAACTCGCCAACCTCAAAATGCAAACGCTTATTCATCCTAACAATACGGCGGCTTACATCATAATACCTCAAATGATATTTCGCCAAGGCGACGTCGACAGCTACATCCTTTGGGAAAACTCCTGAATCCCCAGCAATCATAAGCCGCTGAAAAATCTCACTGTCAACCTGATCGCGGAAAGCGTACCGCTCAAGCATCGGCATATCGATGTCACTTTCACCTAGCGCCTTAACGCGATGGCGGATCCAACGCAGCTCATCAAGAATTTGCTCGTTCTGCGCTAAAACCTTCTTGGTTAGGACCTCATGATATTTTTGGCGCCCCAGCTTGTTTTCAATGCTCCGCGGATCCTTTTTATGGACTTTTTCAACCCTATTTTCCGCCGTTTGAACAGACTTTTCGGTAGATATTTGTTCCACTTGTTCAATCATCGATAGCCACTCCTTGAAGCATCATAGAAAATGGCAGTGTCTTGACCTGATCAGACACGCTAAGAAATGGCAAAGAAGAAAGCATGGAAAAAGACCATGCGAAAAAGCCCTTTAGAATAGGTCTTGAAAACTTTAAACAGAACTTTACATCCGAAATGGCGCAAAAATTGCGATTCAACAAGAACCCTCCTTAAGGCATCGCTCAAGCCCCTGCTCGCAGCGGGCGCAACTACGGATCTCCAAACAAACATTCCTATAATGATCACATTCGCTCCGCAACTTCCAGGGACAACGGCGACAAGGGCAATCAACCGTCATCTGCAAACTCATCTTACATACTCCCCGAGTTTACTTTGCTTCTCATCCAACCGCTTAGGATCCGCTTCGCCATCGTTTAGTCGAATCAAAGCCTCATTAAGCCGCTCGATTCCTGCGGCCAA